AGCGGCATCCGACATAGTCGCAACCGGATTGGCTTCTTTTGCGATTGGAGCCACATCTTTTGCCAAAACTTTGCGGTCATCCAGCTTCGCGTTCCGCTCCTGCTTTTTACGTTCTTCACGTTCTTTGCCTTCAACAATCCGTTGTGCTTTGCGCTCCAGCGCAGCGTCTCTCCTGTCATTCCTGTCGGACTGCCTGCGTTGGTCCGCGGTCATTCCCAATCGTTTTTTTTCGCCAGCAACAAGCTCATCATTTTTCTTTGCCGCCTCTGCCTTCATCATCTTTTGTCCGTTTGCATCTTGACCAACCATCTGCTCACGGATGTGCATCAGCTCCTTAAGGCCGTCCTTCTGCTGGGAATGGAATCCCATTTGACGTTTCGCTTTCTCCTCCTCACGCCGCATCATTTCATCCTCCGACTTCATCGCCATTTCGTGTCGGCTGGTTTCTGCCTTTTCCGATTCCTCTCGCATCTTGGCTTGGATCTTTGCTGCTCCTTCTGCCATTATGCGATCAGACTCCGCATCCGCCTCTTTCTGTTTTTGAATTTTGGCCGCAGCCTCTTGGGCCGCAGTCTGCGCCGGAGTTGGTTTCGGAGCTTGTTCTTTGATGAAATTTGGATCGTCTTTGCCAGTCGTAAGAACACTCCATGTGTTCATTGTTTTTCTGACAGCGTCTCCCATGGCATTTCCAGTCCCGGCCTTGATGGATGTCCAGAAACGTGAAAACTTGTCACCAAGACCGTCTAGGGCCTTCGCATTGACGTCCGACATCTTGGTCATCGAATCGCCAACCTCTTTGATCGCGTCTTTGCCCTGCGACAATGGGCCGATCATCTTCTTTGCGTTCTTGCCCAAAACATCTGTCAGATCCGCAAGCAATTGTCCTTTGTTTGCTGCGTCCTTGGAAGATTCAGCAATTTTGCCGATCATTTCATCCGGAGACAGCGCAAACAAATCATTGAATCCAATGCCCAGTTTCTGGAGGGATTGCTGTGCCTCCAAATTGCCTTCTTTTGCGGATTGAACCTTTCCTGACAGGCTTGCCATTGCTGCCCCAAACTTCTCAGGACCAACTCCAGCTTCTCCGAAAAATTGTTGAAGCTCTTGGACCTTGTCGATCGACATGTCCATGTTCTCGGCCGCGTCGACCAAGTCTCCTGCCATGTCCAGCGCAGCCTTTCCTAGCGCAGCAACCGCCCCAACTGCCAGCGTAGCGGCACCAGCGATCCCCGTGATCCCACCAATGCCCAATTCGTTTGCAACACCTTTGCCAACTCCTCCCAGCAATCCTCCATCTCCTCCGCCGGCCGCTCCTCCGCCTCCTCCTCCTGCCTTCTTTGCAGCACCTTCAGCGGCTTTTGTTTTTTGAGCAGTCTGCTTTGCAAACTTGTCGACCTTCGCTGATGCCTGGGCAAGATCAGAATCAAGCGTCCCAGAATCAACCCCAAGTTTGAATCCGACTGATGTAGAAAGGCTCATTGTGCGTTCACCGTCCTTAAGTATTCACCGATCACCTTGCTGCTCCTCCTGTTGATAAGAGCGGACCTCTTCCCTCCCTCCATCAAATGCCTAATTCGAAAAAGTTGGAAAACCAACGGCAATTCCACATTCATCATTTCATCAATTGACCATCCATACGATGACCCTAGCTGGTCGATTATCGACGCAGTGCTGGATGCAATTGGAGATGATTCACCAGCCGAAACTGATGATGCCGGAGAATCAAGAAATACGGCCTCGATGTATTCATTGATTCCAGCGATCAACTCCATTGTGTCTACCATTTTAACCAACTTCAAAATCCTAGAATTCCTGCGGCGCGCCAGAAACCTTCCAATCAACCCTCGTTTTGGCTCCCGATATGCGGTTTGCATGTAGCAGAGGATCTGTAAGCAGTCTGTCCTGCGGACAAATCCGCCGGCCACAAATGGAGATCTGAGCGCCTGAAGATTGACGTAGTCCCTCAGTGTCATCAGTCGCAAATGCACTCCGCAAACCACAAACGGAATGCCAATGCAGACCCTCCCGCGAAGCTCCCTCTCTTCAGCGAGTGCCTCCTTATACCCTGGGATTTCTTGTAGATCCATCTGGGGAGATCAGATGGGGTCTTGAGTTAGGGAGTGTTGAGACGCTCACGCATGTCGACCGTGACCTTCGTCTCGCCATCTTGAGAAAAGGCTTCTCCGACTTTGCTGATCAAGAAAATCTTCGCACTGCCCCCGCCAACGGGAGTGATTGCAACCGTATCTCCAATTGTAGGAGACGCGGTCGAAGAGGACGCAAGCTGGAGCGTCATCGACCCGGTCTGGATTTGGTTTACGAATACTTGACCGGTCGGGACACCATATTCGTTTTTGTGCTCGATCACGTTAGTACTGCGATCGACAGAGATGGACTCCGCTACATAGGCAACAGAGTCGATGGTGACAACCTGGGACCCGAAAACGAGTCCCCCGTCGTTGAATGTTCCGGATGGATTGGGCATGTGAGTGTGGGTTTCTAATTATTGGTTCATGTCAACTGCGGCCATGCATTCGTACGAATGCACACGATCGCAGAAAAGTTAAGGATGCTGCGGTCTGTATCGTCATCAGCCTCGATTTGGGGGCTGGTAGATTGTTCCTGAATGTAGACAAGCGAATGGTATGGCAGAACCTCCTGCGTGAAATTGTTTGCGTAGTAAGCAGCGGCCATTCTGACCTTTGCCAGAGTCTCTGCATGTAGAGCAGGCTGGTTTTGCACACGTTTTGTGACTACTTCAAAACCGATCGTCGCATTCCACGCATCTAGCGTGAAAACCCCTGGCATCATTTCCCCCCTGTGTCCTGTGAAATCGCCCAGTGAGCATTGGACGTCGACCCGCGGGATCGGAAGGTTTTCGGTTTCGCGTTGCGTGAACGCATCGATCCCAAGGCCGGCCAAAACCTGTTTCCAAGCTCCCTCAACCTGCGTTTCAACTGCGTAGAGTGTCTGCAAATCTGGTGCGCTCATTCGGTCGTGATGAATACTCCTTTGTATCGCTTTGCCCTGCGTTTTACGTCCTCAAAGACTCCCTTTTCCATGTCGATGTTGAATGCCTTGATCCTTCCCTTGATGGCTCCATTGATGACCGCGGAGGAATATCCTCCGTTCTGGAATTGCGGATATGAATTCTGAAACTCCAACGCAAAATTGGTTTTGGTCTCAATCTTGGTTCCCTTGGAGTTTGTGAATTGTGTGCGTGAAAGCTGGACTGCTTTCCTGACAAAAGAAGATGGCTTGATGATCTCCATATCTAGATTGAGATCCCTTGCAGACTGTAACCATGATTGCCTCGCCACTCCCTTTGTTTTCGGAATTCGCTTTGCTGCCTCTGCGTTTTTTACCGCAATTTGATGTTCAAGCTCACGATACCTTTGCCAGCGCTGATCGCTCCATTTGCGCCCTCCGCTCATGTCATGCATTGATCGGCCGCGGCGTATGAATGGCCTCTTGGCCGACTTGCGCTGGCTGAAGTCGTTCCAGTTTGAATAGTCCAACATGATCCGGCGATCCCAGGCCGGATGCGTGAAAATGATTTCTCCGGTTGCAAACTTGAAGCTGCGATTTGATCCGCTTCGCACCATTTCAGCTTTTTGCTTCAACGGAATCTTCCGGCTCTGCGTCACTCCAGATGCCGGACTTTTGCTGATAATCCGCTTCAGAATGCGCGCCGCCTCCAGCTGGATGACATGATCAAACGTCCGTCCAGACATAGCGGAAAGCTCTTGGATCATTTTTTTGAATCCAGCGTCTGTGAATTCAAGTTTTGCGTTCATCTCGGGACGACAACTTGCTGCTCCAACTTTAGATGAACCTGAACCATTGGATCTGTTGCATCGTCATCGATGCCAACTACGCGAAGACTCCGTCCATTTAATTGGCAGACCGCTTTCAGATCAAGTCCAAGCCTTGCGAGGTCATCACGTTCCATCTCAATTGTGCTGGTTGCCTCTGGGAAATATCCAGATGCTTGCATTGCACGTGTTTCAATTGCAGGCAAGATGACGCATTTTGCTGATTGTCCACTGCGGGTGATTGTCGATCCAGCTTGGATGACAACTTCGCGAAATCCAATTCTCAACAGGTCTTCAAATTCACTCATGGCAATTGGATGAAACAGGGGGCATGCCAGATTGCTCTAACATGCCCCCTGGGTTCAGTTTGTTGGTTGATTACTAGTCAACCTGTTTGGGTGGACGTCCTCGCTTTTTGGCCGGAGCTTCAATCAACTCCTCAGCCTTCAGTGCAAAACCCTTTCTGCGAAGTCTTCCTTCTCTTGTGTCGACAAGCCAGATCTCCTGAAATTGCTTTCCATCGACCCGGCCAAAACTATCGACCGCGGACTTGTATGTCTGTTTCGCTGCAAATCCAGCGACAGGCTCGCCAATAACTTCCGCGCGCCCATTAGAGACTCCAAGGACTAAAGAGAAGTTGGCCACAAGTTAGTCGTTGGTGATGCGCTTCAGACCGCTGGCAATGCCCTTGGCAGAACCGAAGCAACATTCCCAAACTTTTTTGAGCACACCGGAGTCCTCGTCATACCATTCGCGGACGCCGATCGTGATGCCAGTGGCGGCGTCAGTCAGAGCCTCTGCGCGCATGTAAGCGGTGGGACTCTGCGGTGCCAAATACCGGATCGCAACCGCAAGAGCGGAAGGATGACCAGCAAAGCCAACGAGTCCCTCGCTATTGCCAGGGATGATCGTCGACTTGTAGACGTCGAAACCTGCGAGACGCGGGATGCGGTTGTTGTGAAGCGGATCGCTGGACCCGTATGTATTAAACTGATTCACCGCGGAATCTTTTAGCAGATTCGCAAAGAAGAGTTCGTTGATTACCAGCGCGCGCATGTCTTCCGGCATGTTGTCCGTATCGCAAGCGGTCGAAAGGTCGATCACAGAATCCAAGTCGAATGCGCTAGGAACGCCATTGAAACCGGCCGTTCCGAAATTAGCCGCGGTCACATTGGCAAGAATCGTCTGGAAAACTTTCTTCCCAAGCTGATACCCCTTTTGTTTGCCGTAGATTTCGAGCGACAAAGCGGAAGACGAAGCGACTTCGACGTCGGAAAGTCCGCCGCTAACATACACAGGCTCACCAAGCTGGATCTGAACAGCATCGCTATCAAGATCCTGAATGGTGTAATCCGCGGATGGGCTCTTGGTCACAGCAGCATCCTGTGCGCCAACGCGCGGGATGCTGATGCGGTCACCCCTCTGAGCAGCGTCTGCGCTGAACGAAGTGGTGAACACAGTGAGGGGGAGGATTGAGGCAACGAAACCATCCAGAACCCCCTGAGAGATGATGTCGTTGTTGATGCCAGTGATATTATTGGACATGTGTTTGTTTGGTTTGGTTGGTTTGCTACTTGCTCAATCGAGCCAATTCAGCGCGATTGGTTTTTAGGAAATCAAGCCACTTGGCAGAGTCCCCGCTTTGTCGCAATTCGTTGTATTGCTTCAAAAGGTCTACATTCGGCGCGCAATTAGGCTCGCCGCTAGTAAAAGAAACTGGTGAGTGACCAGATGCAGAAATCAGCTTCACTGCCGCCGCATTGATCTTCCCCGCGGAAATCTGTGCTTCAGCTTTTGCTGCATTCAAAGCGACATCCTTTTCCGCGATTTGCGTTTTCAGCGATTCAACCGCGGCCGACAATTCCATGAGCTTTGCGGCAAAATCAATTTTTGCCTCTGCCATAATTACGGAAGGACTATCAGGCGTTGGCTGATTAGGATCAGGTTCGGAAGGATGATCAGGCATTGTCTGATCTGGCGCGCTGGGATCTTGCTGATTGCCTTCAGAGACCTCAACGGTCACTTCGACTTTCAATGCATCTACCGGATCTGAGGAAATAGATTCTGCGTTTTGGTTTTCCATAATTTTTCCAATGCGCTTGCCAGTATTTTTTTCAACGCGGACAGCGATATTGTCCCAAATTTCGTTGATGGCAGACGACTTGATGTTGGTGATTTTGAGACCGCCAATCCCGTTCTCTTCCAACCATTTTTCAATGTACGGAATTGCGTCCGGATCGCTTGCCCTGGCGGTGAAGATGATCACTTTTTTCCCCATCGAAATCCATTCCTTGACCCTCGAAAGCATTGCTTCGACAGGCTTTCCTATGTGGGAAATGCCATGCCATCCGGTGTCCTCAGCAAGTGTCCCATCAAGGTCGACCGCCATTGTCATGTCCGATACCGCGGCCATTCGCATCTTCAATGCGTCCGGTGCTTTTGAAAACTTGCTGACATCGACTTTTGCAACAGCTTCCAAGCCGCCATATATTTCGTCAGCAAATCCAAACGCGACCGCCTCCTCTGCATCAAACCATGTCTCTTGATCCATTGCTGTGCTGATCTGTTCTGGAGTTTGTCCGCTTTTGGTCGAATAAATTTTGACCAATCCGTCTTTTAGTTTTTCAAGAACGTCAGCTTCCTGCCTCATCTCTTTTGCGTCTCCCGAAAAACTCGCCCATGGATTGTGGATCATCAGATATGCATTCGACGCAATCTTGACCGGAGATCC